CTTCCGCGACCAGCATCTGTCGGAGTGGCGAAGGCTGATTGAGCGATTCCACGGCCCCGCTTACCGTGCAATCGACACTCACGAAGATGACCCGGAGAACTTCGTGCATGAGTATGTGGCGCTCATCCTGCCGCGAATCGTGCATGATTCCCCAAAGATCCGGGTCAAGAGCGCCCGCCCGGTGTCGCAGTCGTTGAGCGCAAGCAGCCTCCAGGTCGCCATGAACCGTTGGTGCAAGATGACCAAGGTTCGCAACACCCTGGAGCGGATCGCCACGGATATGTTGCTTGGCCACGGCGTGGCGATGACGGTGAGCGAACCACGGGCGGGCTACAAGGCGATGGACGGCGAGGAGCCGAACCTTCCCCGCGTCTACCGCATCAGCCCGGATCGGTTCTTCATCGACCCTGCGGCAACGAGCCTGGAGGAAGCCAGGTACATGGGGCATTGCTGGATCGTTGACCGTGACGATCTGCTTGCCCAGGCGGAGAACGAGGACGGGTGGGACACGGAGATCATCAACCGCGTTGCCGACAACAGCGGCGTGGACGAGGTGCGCGAGGGCTTTTCGGGCAAGCGCGAGATCCCTGACCGCAAGGAACTGGTCGTGTACGAGGTGTTCGTGCCGGAGGTGCTTGACGAACACAAGGACATTGAGGAGGTTGACGGGATGATCGGCCTCCGCGTCCTGAACGGCACGATCTACACGATGCTGAAGGGGCAGAGCGCGGACGGGAAGAAGTCGGACGCGGGGTTTGCCCGCAAGCCTCGCCCGTACTTCGGGCCACGGACGGGGCCGTACACCATGTTCGGCGCGTACACGGTTCCTGACGATCCGTATCCGCTGTCCCCGCTGACCGCCCTGGTTCCGCAGATGGACGATGTGAACAACCATCTTCGGTCGATGCGGTACAGCGCAAGCGCGTACAAGCGGCTGATCGCGGTGGACAGCCGGAACGCCAAGATGGCCCAGGACATTCGCGACAAGGATGACCTGTATGTGGTTCTTGCTGACGGCATTGACCCAAGCCAGATCGTTCCTGTGGAGATCGGTGGCATCACTCCGCAGCAAGTTCAGTACGCGGGCATGGCGCAGGATCGCCTGGATCGTGTCTCCGGCATCCATGACGCGATGCGCGGGAACATCTCCGGTACGCCGACCGCTACCGAAATCAGCATTGCGGAAAGCGCATCGGGGATGCGTCTTGCCCACATCAAGAGGCAGTTCCAGGAGTGCGTGAACGAGATCATGCGGAATGTCGCCTGGTTCCTGTTCCACGACTTCAAGGTGCAGTTCCCGCTTGGCGAGGAGGGGATCCTGGCCCTGGGAGAGCCGGAGCCGATCTTCCGTGCCACGGCGATGGTCGGCCTGTTCGATGACATGGACATCGACATTGATGCCATGAGCATGGAGCGGGTCAGCGATGTCGTGCTTCAGCGCCGGACGATGGAGATGCTGAACCTGATCGGCACGATTTCGCAGCAGATGATCGTGGCTCCCCATGTCAAGTGGAACGAGGTGCTGTCGATGGTCGGTGATGCGCTGAACATCCCGAACTTCGGTGACATCATCGACCGACCCAAGGCAGCACAAATGCAGCAGAATGCAGCACAGATGACACAGATGGGAGCGCCGCCCGGTGGCGGTGGTAAACCGCAAATTCCGCAAAGCAACAGAGGACAATGACGATGCCGCGTTATTCTTTCGTTGACGAGGCCACGGGAGACACTTGCGAACTGGTGTTCGCGATGAAGGACGCTCCTGGAATCGGCACAACCGTCACGGTTGATGGTCGGGAATGGACTCGCGTAATCAGCGACTTCCAGGTTGACCCGGCCACCAACAGGTCGCAGTACCCCTATGTCTCCAATGCACTACCGCGAAACATGGCGGGGTGCAAGACGAACAAGCAGGGAAAGCCAGTAATCATGTCTCGCCGCCATGAGCGCAACATCATGGCACAGTTCGGATACGCAAAGGACTAGGACACATGAGTGAACCCGATGCCCAGGTGAACGAGATCGTTGCGGAGGAGACTCCGCAGGAACAGCCCGCAACCCAGGAAATCGCTCGGGATGCCGATGACGATGTTCTGGACAGGCTGTTCGCTGAAGACGAAGTGGCGGAGACAGCGCCTTCCGTTGAGAAGGTGGCCCCGCAGCCCACGAAGACCGTGAGCAAGGAGCGGGAACGGGCAGTCGCCATCCTCAAGCGGGATGGTGTGCCTGACGAGGTCATCGAAGCCGCCAACGACAAAACCCTCCAGGCGTGGGCCGACAAGGCCGCGAAGCGCCAGAAGGATGTCGATGGCTACGGCAAGAAGATGGCCGATCTTGAGAAGCAGTTGAAGACACCGAAGCAGCAGGAGACTGCCGCGCCGGACGATGACCTTGAGGATGACCGTGACGATGATGAGTCGGACACGGAACCTTCCCAGGACACCGCGAAGGCGGAGCAGGAAGACCCTTGGCATTCGGTGCAGGAACTGCTTGGCGAGGATGCCGTCAAGCCCATTCGGGCCATGCAGGCGGAACTTGCCGAACTTCGCAGGCAGCAGTCTGCTTCTGCGGAGCAATCGTTGCTGGCCCAGGTCGATGCAGCGGATTCGTACTTCCGTTCGCAGTACGGGGATCAGTCCCCGGAACGCGAAGCGGTCGTTGCGGAGATGAATCGGCTCGGGTCAGCGAATCCCGGAACCTACCAATCTGTCATGCACCTTGCCGAAGAAGCCTATTCCAACCTGGCTGGCAAGAGGAAGACTCCCGCTGATCGGCGCAAGTCGTTCCAGCCCACCGTTTCGCGAGGTGTCTCGCGCAGCGAACGGCCACGAACGCCTGTCGATGCAGAGGATGCGATCCTTGATGCCATCCTGGACGGAAAGACTCGCGATGAGGCTGTGCGACTGACCCGAAAGTGAGATCACAATGGCTGGAACTCCTATCCAGACTTTCAATGACTTCATGGCTGCTACTGGCCCGACCTACCTGACCAGCGCAGATGCCGTCATCAACGAAGCCGTCAAGAACACCTACGCCTTCTCCCGTCTTCTCAAGGACAAGACGAGCGAGGCAACCATCCAGGGCGGCAACGAGATCCGCGATGTCATCATGTTCGATGACTCCGCGACCTACGACCACTACCTCCCGAACGACACCTTCAACTGGCGCAACGCCCAGGTGCTTGACACGATCAAGTGTCCGTGGCGCTTCAGCCTTGACCACATGGCCTGGACTGACCATGAGGTTGAACTGAACGCCGGGGAAGGCGCTGGCCGCGACTATGTGAAGTCGCAGTACAAGCGCCTCAAGCGCCAGAAGGAGCAGCGGATGTGGACTTCGCTGCTCAACGGCTTTGAGAACGACCTGTGGGCATCGCCCTTCGGTCAGTCGGCGGAGATGGAGGGTTCGGGCGGCAAGTTGCCGTACTCGCTCCCCTGCTTCATCACGGAGGTCGTTGACTTCAACAACGCGACCTTCGGTGGCCCGCGTGGCGGCGCTCCGCTGGGCTGGACGAATGTGATGGGCCTGGCCCAGAACGCGACCTCCGGCACGACCAGCGGCGAGGTGCGCTGGACGAACCAGATTTCCAACTACAGCGCATCCAGCGGCGTTGGAACCTCTGCGAATGCTGCCCGCGTCACCAAGACGGGCAACGATTTCCAGAAGGATTCGTCTGCAACGGGTTACTCCACGACCACGGGTGGCCTCATCACGGCGTTTGATGAGATGTTCCTCAAGTGCGAGTTCACCCCGCCCAGCACGAAGCAGGAGTACTTTGAGAAGCCCGCGCTGAATCGGCAGATGATCCTCTGCTCCCGCCTGGGCATCAACCAGTACAAGCAATGCCTCCGCGCCTTCAACGACACCCTGGTTTCGTACCAGGATGCCGCCTACGGCGCTCCGGCATTCAGCGGCATCGAACTGATGTACTGCTCCAACCTGGACAACGCCGCGATCTTCCCCGGTGGCGCTACCCGCACCACGAACTCGGGCGCTCTTGACGCGAACTGCTCCACCACCACGGGCTACACGGAGGCCACGGCCACCGATGCTGGCGCTCGGTACTACTGGGTCAACGGCAACTACCTGACCCCGATCTACCACTCGCGCCGCTTCTTCACGAAGCACGAAGTGATGAAGCACCCGAACCAGCCCTTCACCTATGTCCAGGTGGTGGACTGCTGGTGGAACCTGTTCTGCAACAGCCGCCAGCGCCACGGCATCGTGGCTCCCCTGGCCCGCGACCTCTGATTCAACGGGGGAGGGTGGGCAACCACCCTCCCCATTCCACAGAAAGGAAACGATCACATGAACTTTGCTCCCACCTCCGGCCCCATCGGCGTTCAGCCGAACGGCGGTCAGTTCCGCATGGTCAACAAGCACGGCAGCACCCTGGCCATCGGTGATGTCGTGATGCTCTCGTTCAAGCACACCAGCGCGGAGTATGTCGTGAACCCGACCTCCGATGCCGACCTCCGCAAGTCGCCCTTCGCCTGCGTGGTGAAGGCTGACGGCGTTCTGTCCGGCAGTCCGCTGGCGAACTATGTCGGTGTTGTCACCGACCTCGGTTCCTACGGTGGCCTGGACAACACGGAAGTCACCGTGCAGTTCGGCGGTGTCGTGAACGCTTCCGCGAAGGCCATCACCAACAACATCGTGCTTGGCAGCACCCTGTTCATCGGTGATGCCACCATCAGCCCGTCCACGGTCGGCCTGATGGTGAACGCTGGCGGCAGCACCGACCCGGACGGCCCTGCGGCCATCGCGCTGAACGCCACCGCGCTGACGGCTGGGAACACGGGAACCATCCCGGTTCTGCTGTTCAACGCGCCCGTGGTGCTGTGACCTGACGCAACCACTCAAACCGCTTGGGGGGGAAACCCCCCAAGCGGAATTCAATGCCTACCTTCCTGGAAGCCAAGAACCACGCTGTCCTGGCTGTCGGCGGATACCCGTCCCTGGCCCCTGGTCAGACGCGCAACCAGCGCCTGGCGGAGATCGTCAACCAGGCTGGGCAGTACCTGTATTCCCGTCCCTGGCGTTTCCGGGAGCGGACGAGCAAGTACCTGTCCTTGGTGGCGAACCAGAACTACCTGGCACTTCCGTCTGACGCAGAAGAACTGCTGTCGATTATTTCGCTCCAGAGCCTTGGTTACCTGATCGAAATGGTCACGCCAGACCACATGGAGCAGTTGCGGCAACTTGGCCTGACCATGACCGGGCCTGGCGTGACCCATGCGGTGTTCACGCGGATCCCGCCTTCGGACGGGTCAGCCCTTCCTGATGTTCGCCTGGACATCTACCCAACGCCGACCGCCGCCGTCACGGATGCCGTGGCGATTCGGTATCGCGCCGGGTGGGTGAACATTGTGGATACCGCAGCAGACACCTGGGAGATTCCGATTCCGAAGTACTGCGATGCCTTGTTCATCGCGTACTGCCGGGCGTTTGCCCAGGCTTACGAAGATGAGGGGCTGTCCATTCGATTGTCGGAGATCGACAATGGCCCCCTCCTTGCCACCGCCAGCACCAAGGACGGCCTGTTGCAGCGCGACCTTGGGCGGATCCGCCCGTCCCGTAGCCCCGTCCAGGTCAACTGGACACGGCCTGACTACGGGTATGTCCAGAACCCGAACTGACCATGAACTACAAAGGCACATACTCCGACACGCTGCTGTACTCGCCAGGCGATGTGGTCACCTGGCACGGCAGTTCGTTCGTGTCGCTGCGGATGAACCAGGGCGTTGCCCCCAACAGCAGCGGGATGTGGGCCATGATCGCCGCCGCCGGATCCCAGGGATCCTCCGGGGCTGATGGCCGAAACGGTGAGCCTGGTCGCCCAGGGGCTGGAATTGCCCCAGGAGGCGTTTCTGGCCAGGTGTTGGTCAAGCAGGGCAGCGCCGACTACGAGACTTCCTGGGTCGATTACGGCCCTGCGGCGATGGGCGCTGCGGCGGCGGATCACGGACATCAGATCGGAAATGTCGCTGGACTGCAAGATGTGCTGGATGGCAAGGCAAATGCCAGCCATGTCCACCCCGCCGCCCAGATCACGGATCTGGAGGAGCGGCTGAACACCCGCGCCCCGATGAATCATGGCCATTCGGCAAACGATGTCCGGGGTGGCGAACTCAATGTCGATGTCGTGGACACGGCCCTGGTCAACATCGACTCCACGACCATTTCCGAAGAAGCCATCAACAGTCAGTCGGAGATGCGCCACACCATCCAGGGAGTGCCGGAGATGATCGTCCGGCAGGGCGGTCTGTGGGTGGCCAACACCATCAACACCGGGGTCGTGCGGATCCGCGCAGGAGCGCCTGGGTCAAAGACGGCAAGCGGTGAGCCTGGCGAGATTCGCGTGTCGGAAACCCATGTGTATGTGTGTGTCGCAAAGAACTCATGGAAGCGCATGGCGCTCCAGGATTGGTAACCAATGGCAGCACAGGACTTCTATCACCAGCCGCAGATTCTCGTCCAGGCAAAGACGCAAGTTCGCTGCTTGCAGCCGCTTCTCAATCTGACTGCGGCAACAGTCCCGACCACGAATCCGAACCTCGTCATCAAGGGAAACACCACCGCAAACAACCCGGCAACGGATGCCGCGAACGGTAGGCTTGTCATCCGTTCCGAAGGAATGAATTACCTCAAGGTGATTCCGTACTTTGCATCCACCCAGGCATTCACGGGGCCAGCGATGCGGATCGTTGGGTGGAACGCTGACGATAGTGGTGCAGTTCCGCCGACCAACCCATCAATTGCTGCACGAATGTGGCATCCGCAGCAGTTGTGCCATGTGGCGATCACTCTCAATTCCGCAACTACGGCTTATGGAAACCTTGGCCTCGGAACGGTTGCACAGGGAGCGGATTCAATGTCGCTCCTTGCGGGCGATGCCAAGATTTACAACGCCAACAGCGGTGTCGGAAACGGCGGTGCGTTCCTGGTCGTGGACACGATGGGCTGCGACTACATCGAATTCATCTTCTCCGTGTCAACGAAGGTTGGAACAGTCAACGCGAACGGAGTGTGGCAGTCGCTGTGATCCGAACCGATGCGCTCAACTCATTCGTTTCAAGCGCGGCCACCAGGCGCGGGCGCGAACGACTGTCGTTGGCCAGCATCCCGTCCAGCGCGTATTCGTTCATTGATTTCACGAAAGCCAACAATCCTCGTTTGGTGTCGGCCATTGGAACGAATCTTGGGTCGGTAGTCCTGGATCGTGTTGCAACAACGAACAGCGGCAGAGAGCCGGGCGTTATCAATCGAAGCGGAAACTTGTATTTCCCAGCAAGCGGTGAAGCGCGATACGAGTATGTAAACGGGAAATGTTTCGGTTTGCGAATTAGTTCTGGAACGACAAACTACTTGGCGAACACGCTCACCTTCGGAACCTCCGGCCAAACCTGGAACTGGGTGCAAACCAACATGACGGGCGCGGGAACGCTCAATGCGATTGGCCCAGATGGAGCGACTTCCGCCGTCACGCTGACTGCTACTGGCGCAAACGCAACGATTCTTCAGAATCGCGGGGCGCTTGGCGTTGTCGGGACACGGAGAGTTTCCGTATGGCTTCGCCGGGTATCTGGGTCTGGCGACATTGAACTGACTTACAACCCGGCGGGTGGGTACACGAAAGTCACGCTTACATCTTCGTGGACACGGTTCAGCATTTCCGCTGCAAGCGGTTCGGCAAATTCTGGAATCAGAATTGCCACATCTGGGAATGTGATTGAAGCGGCGTTTCCGATGGTGGAAATCACCACCAATCCTGTTCCTTCAGACGAAACAGTTGGAAACGGATCTTGCGTTTCAGCGGGAGAGCAGTTGACTGCGTTTCCTGTTTGGAATCCCAATCAAGGACTGACGGTTATTTGTTCCGTCAACATGACTACTAGGGGACAGGACGCATCGTCATATGTCAATATGGCTATAGATGATGGAGCGGACAATTTCGTTCTAGGATCCATTTCGCGAAATCCGCTGGATGCGTTTGATGATCTTGGTACATGGGATTCCACATCGTCAACATGGGGATCGGCAGAGCAAATTGATGTCACCCAAAATCGCATCAACTCCATTCGCACTTTGGGGATCAGTCTGAAGTCTGGCGTGGCGTTGGTGTCTGAAAATGGAGTTGGGGCGCAATTGGTGGACAATGTAGATTTCCCGTGGAATTCCGATATGTATTTCTCCTTGAATGCAAACCACATCTCGGTGCGCTCGTTGCTGTTCATCAATTCGTTTTCAAACCAAACATATCTAGACAAACTCACACTCGGATGACGCTAGACATGACAATCGAAAACACGAAAACAAAGGTCAGCCTGTCAACCAAGGATTGGTTCGCGATCAGCGGCCTGGTGCTGACCATCCTTCTGTCTGTTCTGTCTGCGTACCTTCACCATGATCGGCTGCTCGTACAGGTGTCTGTGCAGCAGGACATGACCAACCAGCGGCTCGACAAGATCGAAGCCAAACTTGAAAGGAAACTGCCGTGAGCGAACTCATCAAGAACTCGTCCTGGAAGACCACGGGCGCTGGCATCGCTGCCATCATGGTTGCCGGAGGCGCTGCCCTGACCGCCCTGACGGACGCTGATCCGACCACCAAGCCGGACTTCGCTGCGCTGATTGCCGCGATCATGGCCGGAATCGGCCTGATCTTCGCCAAGGACAACAAGAAGGCGTGAGGCGTGTATGACCTCCTACGGGCGTTCTTCATGTCGCTGCTGGAATGGGCATCGTCAGTCCTGCCAAGGAAGGGCGAGGGCGTGGATGCTCCTCGCGATCATGGCCTGCTTCGGCGGGCTGGCGGTCGCGTCCATCGGTGGCTGCACAAGGACAGTCCTGGTGAGCGAGGCCAGCCCGATTCGGACGGGGCCGTGCGTGAAGGGTCGCGTGTACACGAAGACCGCTGACGGTTGGCAGTTGGGTGACAACGAGGTGAAGATCCCGGAAGGCTGGTATTGCGTCCCGCCTTCCTTCGTTGAGGAGCAACGCTGATGTCTACGAAGATCCAGTTGCGGCGCGGAACCGCAACCCAATGGACAACCGCGAACCCGGTGCTTGCCGCCGGAGAGGTCGGCTACGAAACCGACACGGGAAACATCAAGGTCGGAACTGGCACGGCTGGCTCGGGAGCCTGGAACAACCTCCCGTACTACCAGTTGCCGAATGTCTCCGTGAACCCAACGACCAGCAGCGACCTGAACGCGACCAACTACCAGGTCATGGGGCGGTACAGGCTGAACACCATTACGAGCGGCATGACGCTCGTAAACGGTCCTTCTGACCTGGATCCAGTTGACGCTGATTCGGTCTGCACCCTTCTTGTCACTACTCACGCCTACGACAGCCTTACAACCCATGTCCAGCAGACGCTGACGCAGTTCAGCGCCAGCGCCACCAGCCTTAAGCAATGGGTGCGCCTGTACAACGGCACGAACTGGACGGCCTGGACCAGTACGGCACACCTGTCAGACAACGAGGTCACGACCGCGAAGATCGCTGATGCCACAGACGCAAGCACCGGGGTGACCAACAGCAAATTGCGCCAATCCGGTGCGCTGTCCGTCATTGGTCGTTCCGCCAACTCTCTTGGCGCTCCCGCTGACATTTCTGCCACGGCAGGATCCGGCGCTGTTCTGCGTGAGTCTGGAAGCGCCATTGGATTCGGAACAATTTCGGCAGACGGAATCGCAGCCGATGCGGTTACTACTGCAAAGATTTTGAATGGAAATGTAACTACGCTAAAGATTGCCGATGATGCTGTGACCGCTGCAAAACTTGCCGATGATGCAAGCGTAGACGCAAATCGCGCAGTCACTACGAATCACATCCGTGATTCGGCTGTCACTACTGCGAAGATTGCGAATGCAAATGTAACAAACGAAAAACTTGCATCAGATGTTACTGCTGCAATTTGTCCTGTCGGCTCTGTTCTTGCATACGCAGGATCTTCTGCGCCAACCGGGTGGCTTCTTTGTAATGGACAAGCGGTTTCCAGAACCACATACTCCCTGCTGTTTGCCGCTATTTCTACAACTTTTGGTGCTGGAAACGGATCAACGACTTTTAATGTTCCTGATTTGAGAAATAAATTTGCAGTAGGAGTTGGAACTACCGGATTTACAGTTGCGCTTGGCGGTACTGGTGGAACAAAAGATGCAATTGTTGTTTCGCACACCCACACGGGAACCACTAGCACTACTGGCGCTCATACGCATACATTTGGATTTGCGCCAGGATCTACCGGAGGATCCAATTACAATTTCACTCAAACAGGCTCTAGTGGAACTCTGACTCCAACTAGCAGTAACGGCAATCACTCCCACACTTTTACTACCGAATCTTCTGGTTCTTCGGGTACTGATCAAAATCTTCCTCCTTATGTAGGCATTAACTACATTATTCGCGGTGTGTAATTATGCCATACACCCAGGCCATCATCCCGCTTCGTGGCTGGATCACGGACACCGTGTATAGCGGTGTGCCGGAGGGGTACACGCAGGACATCCTCAACATGATTCCTGCGGATTCGTACCGCAACAGGATGCGTCTTGGCACTCGTCCTGGCTGGAACAGGATGTACGACTTCACCTCCGGCCAGGTGCAGGGCATGGTTCGCACATCGGCATTCTCCGGGTCAACGCCCGTGATGAAAGAACGGGTGCTGATGGTCAACCAGGGCAAGATTTACTACATGGAACCTGGTGGCGATCCAGTACAGGTAACCAGGGCTTCCGACAATGCCACGACTGCTGCGCTCGTTACCACCGGGCCTGTGGAGGTTGTGCAGCGTGGCCAGTACGCATACTTCGTTGACGGAACGAATTATGTCAAGGTTGATCTGTTCGTGAATCCACCGAAGTGGAGCCTGTGGACTCACAACGCCAATCAAGGCCCGAACGACATCGTGTTCAACACGGTGAACAATGTCAAGTACACGGCCACGAAGATCGCTGCGTATGGAACCCGCCTGGTGCTGTCCGGCGTGAAGCAGAAGGAAAACATCTGGTGGATGTCCACCATTGATGACCCGGATCATTGGTCGGCAACCACCACGAATAACGAGCCAACGACCGCCATTGCAGGAAATGACGGGCAATGGGGCGTTCCTGGTGACGAGATTGCGGCCCTGATTCCGTTTGGTCGCGGGGGCATCGTCTTTGCCGGGAAGAAGTCGATGTCGATGCTGACAGCCGACCCCGTGTTCGGCAATGCAACGATTCAGCAAATGAGTCGGACGGTCGGCATCGTTGGCCAGCGGGCATGGACATACGGCCCGGAGCAGTCCGTGTATGTCATGTCGCAGGATGGGCTGTACAGGCTCGTCCCCAATGACTTCAACATCGACCGTGGCAAGGCGCTGTCCGCCAGCAGGCTGGACTCGTTCTTCAACGCGGTCAAGTGGGATGACATCGACACGACCCTGATCTACGATGTCGAACGGCGCGGGGTCTGGTGCTTTATGACGCGCCAAGAT